GCAACTTCTCTTGAAGCCATTTCTATTATTGTAGGATCTTTTATAACTATACCCGCGTGAAGTAGTATTTTAACAATAACATTGTTTTGCTCTATGATATCTAATTCAAAATCTACAGAACCTGTTGGGTCATAAACATAATAACCGGCCGAAGAATCAAAGTTCCATACAACATCAGCAGGTTTTTTAACATAAGTAACTTGCACGTCTGAAGTTATAGTCTGAGGGTACAATATTAATGTATTGTTTTCGTTAATATAAACAGGAAATCTTTTAGAAGGTTTTGTTAGTGTAGATAAATTTAATTTAGCTAGTTCATGTCTTTGAACAGCTTCTGCTTCTATGTTATTATCATAAATAACAGTTCCAAGCTTGTAGAAAGTTGGTGAAGTTGGCAACGCAAACGACGGAGGCGTAGCGCCAGCATTATACGTACAGTCTCCTATAGTTTTAAAAGCGTCTAAATTTTCTTGAACAGTTTTGTATCTGTTACCATACTCTGTTTCATTCTGGAAAACTCTACTTTGTTGATTTATAGTTTCAAAATATTCATTTATAATATCTAACTGAACTTTTGTGGCTATTTTATTAAACTCATTTGGAGTTAAATAGCCTCTTTGTTCTTTATTTATTATAAGCAATACTGTTTTATATACCGTATCTACGTTTATTGCCATTTTTATATTTTTATTATAATACAATGGAAGACCGCTCTTGCGGTCCCCATCATATTAGTATCACTTGTTTTTATAGTTTTTTCTCTATTGATCTAAAAATTTCAACCCCCTCGTCTGTTTTTAAGAAGGCAGCAAATGCTGAGTATGGATTTTCATCAAAAGGTACATTCATTAATTTTCTACCATTTGAAGCCCACGTAAAAGTTCTTTGATCACCTGAAAGATTTATTATCTTAGCCTCTGTAGCTCTAATAGCTATGTTTCTAAGTTGCACATTATCATCATTAGCCAATGCAACAAATGTTTGCGGGTTGTTTTTAGCAAACAACAATAAATCTCTTTTTAATTCTTTTGAACTCATGTTAGAAACTTTAGATCCTAGCTCGACTCTTAGTATAGCTTCTGCTTGATCGATGTCAATTTCTCTAGCTAAGTTCATAGCATCAATTTGTATTTCTAATACGTCTAATTCATCTTCAGCTATAGCAACAGAGCTATATTCATAGTATCTTTGATTTTTATAAGGGTGATACAAAGATAATAATTTTTGAAGATTCTGTTTTTCTTTTGGAACAAAAAGCGCGCCGTCTTTAAACATTATATGCCCAAGTGTTGATTCACCTTTTTGATCACTTACAAAAACAGAGTTTTGATTAGTAGCGTATCTTAATTCTTTTTGAACACCTGTTTCTTTATCAAACCATAATAGCGGGTATTTAGAACTATGTCTGCAAGGTATTGTGTAAGTTAACGGTGACTTGCCTTTTAGTATATAAGTTCTATCTTTTATTTCCCATTGAGGTTTTTGCGGTGTTGTATTTTCTTTTTTAGTTGCCTTGACAACAGTTTCTTGAGGTGCAACCTCAACAGTTTCTTCTGCTTTAGCTTTTTTAGCCATAATATAATAAAATTAAATAGTTAATAAGGGTAATAGTTACCCCTGAAATTACATCAGGGGTAAACATTACCTGTGTTATTAGGCAGTAAACAATACAAAGTTGTTTGCTCCTTGAACCACTAGACATCTTTCAGAAAGGAAGTGTACTTCCATTGCATCAAGATCTGAAGTGAAAGCTCCTCCTACAGAACCAGTAATCCAGTTTTTCATTCTACGATCGTCAGCTTGTGAAGCTCTGTAACGAACGTGTAAGAAAGGACGACGGATGTTAGTTCCTAGGATTTGATCGTAAACAGTTGAAGTTCCAGCTGGTACTAAAACACCATCAATACTAGATGTTGCTAAACCACCACGAGTAGAAGCATCGTTCAAATATTTCCAATCAGTTTTGTAGAAATCGTAAGATCCTCTACGGAAACCGCTAAATCCAAGATTTAAAGCCATTTCTTCAGAGTTTTCAAATAAACCGTAAGCAGTACCACCGTTGTTTCCAGCAGAAATACCAGCTAGCATATCGTCAAATTCTAAAGCAGTGTTTCTGTTTAAGAATAACATGTTTTCTTCAATAGCACCTTGAGTGTCTAAGTTTTTAAGAATTGAATCAAATTCACTTAAAGCGTTTGCGGGTGTTGCAGAGAATCCAGCCAATACATTACCTCTATCTTTGATAGCAGCAAAAAGACCTTCAGTACCTTTAACAGAAGCAGTAGATGTTCCAGATTTTAATTCTCCTTCAACTACAGACATTTCTAAGTAATCCTCAAAACGTAGTCTAGTTTCAGACTCAGCTTTTAAGTACCACAAGAATCCTCCAGTTCCGTCTTCAGTAGCAACTTCCACCCAACCGATCTGAGCAGTGTCAGAACCATTGATAGCAAATTTATCTTTGATGATGATAGGTGAATTAGAATATTGAGTAAAAGAAGGGTCTACAGAAATTCTGTTAGAATCTGTTGTTCCTTTTCCATATTCAGAACCGTATACAAAGATTTTTAAAGCTGGAGAACCAGTTACTAAATCAACTTCACCTGCACCAGCTCCATCAAGAGCTTCTTGAGTGTAAGGTTTTACAGTTAACTCACCAGCAGCTAGTCCAGATCCTGGAGTTGCGCCAGAAGCAACAACGTAACACTTTAGCTCATTTCCGTTAGCTCCATTAGTTACAACGATAGTTGAACCAGGAGATACTACGTTTTCTACTAAAGTAGCGCCAGATCCACCAACAGGGATAGTCAATGTTGACACGATGTTAGGTGTTGTTCCAGAGATAGCAGCTGTTACCCCGTTATAAGAAATGTGTAAACGGTTTTGCTCAGACCAAATTACTTGATCAGATGTCATAGGCATTTCAGCGCCTACCATTCGTAAAAATCCAGATAACGTTCTGTTTCCATAACGCTCTACTTCAGCTTCGTAGATTTCTGGTAAATATTGCTGAGCGAAGTCACTAGTACCATCTGTAAAGTTAAGGTAGTTTGTTTCTAGCGCTTGTTGTTTTTGTGATGGAATAATACTTCCAAACACAGGACTTACATTAGCCATAATTTTTTAGTTTTTAATTTTTAAATTTTTTAATTCTAAGTTTTGTAGAATCAGCACCGCTAATAGCTTTAACTTTTAAGCCATTAATAAATACATCACCACCAGAAGGTCTAGCTTTTGTGTCACTTAGGTTTTTAGAAGTATCTACAACCTGTTTGACCGCATCGGCTTTACCTTGCTCGTAGAAATGTGATGCTATTTTATCTACATTTTCAGCAGCATACATTGCTTTATGATAACCCTTGTAGTCACTAACAGATCCGTTTTTATCAAGGAACTTCCCGATTAAATTGTTAATGTCTGATTGTTTATCAGCAATTCCGTCAGTGTTTTGTAATTTATACCTATATTTCTTTTCACCTACACTAATATCGAAACCTTCGAAATCTTCAGTAAAAAGCTTTTTAGTATTTTCTTGAAACACTTTACGGTTTTCTTCAGCCTGTTCTTGCTGCTTGTTATATCGATTGAAAAAGTCCATAGCTTTTTGCGTATCAGGATTTACATTTGATCTCAACTTGATATCAGCGTAGTATTTTTCCTTAGTACTTTCCAAAAAGTTTTTGGCTTTTGCAACTTCTTCTTTAAATGCAAGTTTTTTCTTGCGTATATCTCTATCTTCGTCTAAATCTTCGTCATATTGAAAATCTTCTAATAACAAATTAATATCTGAATTATCAAGATATGGTTTTTCTTTTTTGTAATACTCTTTTAACAATGTGGTATCGTCTACGCTAGAGTAATCAGCGTTTAACCTAACGTAGTCTTCTACGTTACCTCCGGTTTCTTCCATAAAAGAAACTAGCTTTTCTATATTTTCAGGTAATTGCTTACCTAAAACCTTTTCATCTCTTATAGCTTCTTTTAATTCCTTTTCTACTTCACCAACTTCTTCAATAATTTCTATTGGAGATTCTACTGTTTCTTCGGCGGTCCGTACTTCTTCAACCACTTCTTTGCTGTCGCCACTGTCTTTGGGCTCTTCGATAACAGCATTGCTATCATCTGTCTCTTGTGTTTGAACGGCATCTTCTTTTGGTATTTCAACTTTAATAACATCAGGTACAACCTTTCCTTGAGCCTCTGGCTTTGCTAAGTCTACTTTTGTTACTTCGTCTTTTTTAACTAGTTTTTTAGGTGTAGTTTTCTTTTTACCTTTTAAAGTAAATTCACCTTCTTTTTTTACTTCTGACATAATATAATATAATTTAAAAAATTGTTTTGCCTACATAAAGGCACCAAGACCTTGGTCTGGTTGATTTTCAAAGTCTATAGGTAAGCCGTCGTTTTTTCTTTGGCTTATCATTTCACTTTGTTGGGTTGCTTGTATTTTTGTTCTTTTGTCTTTGCGATCTTCTATAAATTGCTCTTTACCTTTATCTACTTGAACGTCCATTTGCTTAAGCTGCATATCGTATTGGAATTGTCTTTCCATTTCAGCTTGCTTTATTTGAGCTGCAACCTGCATTTTCTGTAGCTCCATTTCTTGCTTAGCCTTTTCAATGTCAACCTTAGTTGACGCTACGGCCTCTTGTTTTTGAACTTCCGCCATAGCTGTTCTTTCAGCTGTTTGAGCTTGAGCATCTGCTTGAGCAGCTATATTAGCTTGCTGTGCAGCTTGATCACGTTCCATTTTAACTTTACGCTTAATTTTTAGCATTTGATTAGCTAACTTAAGGTTTTTAATTTGGCGTATATCAATAGCATCTTCTAAGTCAATACCACCTGACTGTAATGCAACCTGTATGTTTTGCTCTAACTGAGCTCTCTCTTCTTCATCCGGCTCTAATTCTAAGAATATACCAAAATCATGTAGGTTTAAGTTTATAACTTCGTCTAGTGATTTTATGTTATAAGTAGATATAGAGTTTTGTAACGATGCTCTTGTGAGCGGAAAGCGCAATGCATCAGCTATTTTAAGCGATACGTTTTCTGCTAGTTTAAGAGTTAAATACAGACTAGACTGAACAATATGTCTAGTCGCTACGTTTGACGCATTAGCGGCTAGTTTCTGTAAGCCTACAAGCGTAGATTTATCAGGAACACTACCGTCTCTAGCTTCGTTTAGCCCTGTCACATCACGTATCATCTGTAAATAGTATTGATACGTCTGGATAAGACTTTGTATTTTAGCACCACCACTTGAGCTGCTAAGTTCTTGAATAGGCACTTTACCGTGGTTTAATTCGCCATCTTGCGTTAAAGATCTACCAACGATACTACCGGTTTGAAAATACATATTTAATGCTTCAGCCGGGTTGTAGTTTGTTCCATTGCCTAAATCAACTTCTGCTAAACCGTCCATATCAAGATAGACACCATCTGGTACCATTCTTGACAACACTTGTTGTAGTTTTAAATGAGTTATTTGAATCATATCAGCAAACCCAATACACTTACTAACAATAGACTCTATTCTACCTTTGTACATTCTAGGCGCACATATGGCATAATTCATAGCAACTTTAGTTGTGTCAGCGTATGGTCTTGACATATTTTCAGCTAACTCCCACTTAAGCATTGTATCTGTTCCCAAAACTACAGCGCCATTGTAAAGAACTTCTATAGTTCTTGATACTCTTTCAAAGTTATCATTTTCTGGTGGATTAAATGTATCTGGCTTTTCGATAGCCTTCATTAACCCTTG